GAAGCCCAAGCCAAGTGGCAGAAAAACATCGACGCTGGATACGTCCAAGATGTGTCCGCGGTAGACGACGCTCCAAAGTTCGTCTCACCAACTCTTGCAAAGAAATGGGAAGATCGGATGGACAAGGTTCAGTACCCTGTTTACTCACAGCCCAAGCTCGATGGCATGCGTGCGGTTATCACAAAGGATGGAGCTTTCTCACGAACAGGAAAACCTTGGGTAACCATTCCGCACATCCTCGCTTCGCTCAAAGAAGTTTTCAGAGCCTTTCCTGACCTTGTACTTGATGGTGAACTTTACAACCACGAATACAAAGAAGACTTTAACAAGATTTCTTCGCTTGCTAAAAAGACTAAACCCACGCCAGCGGATCTTGAAGAAACCGGTCGCAAGCTTGAGTTTCATTGGTATGACATCGCAGATCCAAGCAAGAAGTTTGCCCAGCGGACGGAGGACATTGCTTCCATTTACGAAACTTGGAATCTCAAAGACTCCGCAATTCGAATGGTAGAAACAAACTTCCACAGCTGCGTGGCTTCGGTTGACTCCGCTTACAAGGATTACGTTGGACGCGGATACGAAGGCCAAATGATTCGCGAATCTGTGGTTTACGAATTCAAGCGTAGCGCTGGTTTACTAAAGCGCAAAGACTTTCAAGACGAGGAATACCTTATCCTAGACATCTGTGAGGGTAAAGGAAACAAAACAGGAATGGCAGGATGGGCTATTTTACAAACTGAAGATGGAACAACATTTCGTTCTAACATCAAAGGCAACCACGACTTTCTCAAAGACCTGCTTGTCAAAAGAGACACGTACATCGGCTCATACGGCACGGTGACGTTCTTTAACCTAACTCCTGATGGTATACCCAGGTTTCCTTATATAACGCGTCTACGTGCGGGTGTGGGCGAAGACTGAGATAATAAAAAAAGATTTACATCCACAACAAATTACGGTACAATAGAATTATGGCAAAAAGAAAACTCCTAGACCGACGCGGCGAGGTTGCTGCAGTTGATTATAAATTCACCGGCGAAGAACCCAAGTGGGGTGACGCTGAAACCCTTGGTTACGACGAGTACTGGCAACGCCAAGCAAAGGCTTTCCGCTTTTACACATACTACCTTGAAACCGCGGACATGCGTCCTTGGATCCTTCAGTGGATGAAAGACAACGGGTACAACAAGGCAGACATTGATGCAATTCAAAAGGTCTCTCCATGCTGGATCACATCAACAGTTGGTAAACTTGTTCGGATGCTTCAGCGAGGTATGCCTGACCTCCACAGCGAAGCTTTTGAAAAACACGCTGAGAAAATCGCTGCTGGCGAAACCGCTCCAAAGCCAAAGCCAGTCACAGATTTTATTCGTGCTGAGCTTCGTGAAAGCATTTCAATTTATCACCAAACAAAAACAACAGCTCCAAAGGTGGAGGACGACAAAGCAGAAAAGAAGGTTGTTATTCCTCCAATGGAAAGACTCCGAAGAAAGGTTCAAAACGAAGTTATTTGCCACCTTGATTCCCTTCTCGATGGCGTTGCTAAAGTTCAGCGTGGAGACACACCAACAACCATGCCTAACCTTGATGTTAGCATGCTTCTCCGCAGCGGTGGTATTCCCGCACGTGGTGCTAAGTTCGTTGTTGATTGGCTGACCGAGCACCGCGACGAATTTGTTGCCGCTACAAACAAAAAGACCGAGGAAGCAGAAGCCTACTCATACCTTCGTAAGCCGCAGCTTACCCGCATTATTGCTAACTTCGATAAGATGATTGAGGATGCAAAGGCACACGGAAAAACAACACGCAAGCCACGAATCAAGCGACCGAAGTCTGCTGAAAAGCAAATTAAAAAGCTCAAGTATCTCAAGGAAGACGACACCTACAAATTGCAAAGCATTGATCCCATCGCTATTCCGTTTAGTCAGCGAGCTTACACATTCAACACAAAGTATCGCCAACTGAGCATTTACTATGCACGAGTCGCAGACGGTCTCAGTGTTTCGGGAACAACCATCAAAGGCTTTGATGAAAAGAAAAGCATTACGATCATTGTCCGCAAGCCAGAAGATTTCCTCCCACTTGTTTTAGCTGGAACAGCTAAGAAGATAGAAAATTTAGTCAAAACACTAAAAACAAAACCGCAGCCAGCAAATGGCAGGGTTAATAACAACACAATACTACTAAAGACATTTGACAAGTCATGAGAAAAAAAGAAATTGAAGAGGCGTTAAACATCCCTCTTACCAAAGAACAATTCATCCGCGAGGTTGAAACGCTTGTTCGCAGAGACGAGATGGGATACGCTGAAGCAATCATATACATCTGTCAAGAGCGGGGTTTCGATCCCGAAGACATGACCAGCTTTATCACAAAGCCACTCAAAGAAAAGCTTAAGATTGAGGCAATAAACAACAACATCCTTCGTAGTAAGAAAAGCAACACTGCAAAGCTCGTATGATAACACTGAACACCGAAAGCAGCACCCCAATAGATGCGTGGAGTACATTCACAGCAATGACTCTACACTTTAATCCTGAAAGGGATTATGATGCCTTTAAGTTTAACTTCAAAGGACCTCGCTGCAAACGTGAAACATTCATGTCTCATAAGAATCGGTGGCAGTTTGAAAAATTAGCACGCGCTTATCCAAAAAGAAACGATGTGATTCTTTGGTCTCTTGCAAACATTCTTGCAGGTAACAAATGGATCGGGGAGTGCAGCGAGGACGAATACAATCTTTGGACCGGAAGAATCCAAGCACTTGATTACAACTTCAAAGGCGATGTTACAACACTTGCTGAAGCGGCAGGAAAGCGTGGCTTTACCTTTGATCAATGCTTTGTTCCGCCCGAGCTAAACGATCAACCTCTTGTGTACAGTTTACACGCAGAGGGAAATCTTTCAATAGAAACACTGGCGGTATTTGAAAACCTTCTTGGCTTTACTAGCCGTCTAAATAAAGAATTAATTGATCCTTTGGAAGTTTCCAGAGGAACATCATTTTTGGTTTCAAAGTATGCACCATTTTTGGTACATGCAGCGGATCTAAAAAAATACACTGAAAATGTACTTTCGGTGTTTACAAAATAGCGATAATATGGTATAATATCATCGCGCAACATACAACGCAATACAACGCAATACGCAATAAAACAATATGTCATTCGATAACCTAAAAGCAAATCGTCAAGCTGCCATTGGTAAGCTTGTTCAAGCAGCCGAAAAAGTCGGCGGAAACACCAGCAAATCAAGCTACGGTGATGACCGACTTTGGAAGCCTACAGTAGATAAGAGCGGGAACGGATACGCGGTAATTCGCTTTCTTCCTGCTAAAGAGGGAGACGATCTTCCATGGGTCCGTTATTGGGACCACGGATTTCAGGGACCAACCGGTCGCTGGTACATCGAAAGTTCTCTCACAAGCATTGGTAAAGACGATCCTGTTTCTGAACTCAACACAAAGCTTTGGAACAGCGGTGTTGAATCTGACAAGGAAATCGCTCGCTCACGCAAGCGTCGCCTTCACTATGTCTCAAACATCCTTGTGGTATCCGATCCAGGCAATCCTGAAAACGAAGGAAAGACATTCCTTTACAAGTACGGAAAGAAGATCTTTGATAAGATCATGGACGTGATGCAGCCACAATTCCAAGACGAAAAGCCGATGAATCCATTCGACTTTTGGGAAGGTGCAAACTTCAAACTGAAGATCCGCAACTTTGAAGGATATCGTAACTACGACAAGTCCGAATTTGATGCTGTTACTCCTCTCTTTGGAGATGATGAAGCTCGACTTCGTGACACCTACGAAGGTCTTTACGCACTCAGCGAATTCGTTGATCCTTCTAACTTCAAGTCTTATGAAGACCTTAAGCGCAAGCTTATTGAAGTTCTTGGAGAAGAGGAAGTCAATGGTTCCGCAAGCATGGCTTACCAGCCCAGCACTCCTGAGCCAACCACTCCTTCTCTTGATAAGGTCGAGGACGAAATTCCCGGACTTGGTGCAACTGCAGAAGCTCCAGAGCCTGCAGCAACCGAAGAAACTGGCGGCAACGATGATGACGACACACTGTCATACTTCGCTCAGCTCGCTCAGCAGTAAGATTAATTTCTAACTCTCGAACCCGGTGGTTGTTTTTCAGCCATCGGGTTTTTTGCGGGTTAAGACGCTAAATAATTTTTCAAGACCCGATAAATTTATCATAAATAGAATGTATGGCAAGGTTCGAATCATTTGAAAAGATCGTAAACAAGGCAGAGGCCAAAAACGTTTACGAAAGGAATGCAAAAGCTTCTCTTAATTGGTTCCGTCGTGAGGTCGGAAGAATGACCGGTGCTACGGAGATGAAGATGATTAAATCTCCTGATCTAAAGCCCGTTGCTCGAGCGCTAAAAGGTCGGATGTACATGTACGGATACGATCCAAAGCACAAAGACACACTACCATACTACGACACCTTTCCTCTTATTATAATGGTTGGACCAGCAAAGGGAGGATTTTACGGTCTTAACCTGCACTACTTGGATCTAAAAAGACGAGCACTGCTATTCGATGCACTAAGCACAAAATTTCTAAAACCAAACGCGAACGATGAACTCGAACGGTTTATGCTTTCATTCGAAAAGCTTTCAGCAGGAGGTAATCTGAAATTCTTTCAGCCGTGCTGGAAACACTACTTAACAAAACAAGTCAAAACAAGAATCATTCAGGTTCCTTCTGATTACTGGGAGCCTGCTTTGTTTCTGCCAACAGACAGCTTCCAGAAGAAAGGAAGAAGATCAGTTTGGCGTGAATCCAAAAGAATCGCTACAAGATAAAAAATATCATGTCTGAACCAAATTCAAAGTCTTCTATAAACGCTTTAAAGACGATCATCGGCAAACGCGGTGTGGCCAAGGTCAACCGATTTGAAGTTGATTTCTCTGGTCTACTAAACATCCGTGACGCAAGCGGAAATGCAATTGCAACAGACTCCGAAGCACGCGACCTTGGTAATCTTGTTACCGCGACAACCCTACCAGGACGTCAGCTAACCACTTTCGGATACGACCTTTTTCGTCACCAAACAGAGTTCGCAACAGGATACGTTAACGAAGCGCTTTCGATGGAGATCGCTCTTACATCCGATTACTTTGCTAAAAACATTTTTGATCGTTGGTTAAACATAATTGTTCCCAAAAAAGAATACCTGATGGCATACGCAAACACATACAAGTGTGACATCACAATCAGGCAATTAAGCAGCTCTGACGAGGTTGTTTACGAGTGCAAACTTGATGATTGTTTTCCAAAGGCTATTAGAGGTGTTGGATACAACTCCGAAACAGACGACGTTTCAGCACTCGGCGTAGAGTTTGCTTACAACGATTTAAACTTCCCGAGTGATCCTGCATAATTTGATCGCTCATATATAATATTATGAATCTACCGAAGATAGAAACTCCAAAATACGAGTTAACGATTCCCTCCACCGGAAAAATCGTTAGCTACCGTCCTTTCCTTGTTAAGGAGGAAAAGATACTACTGATCGCACAAGAAAGCGAAGACGAAGCTTCGTTGATTGGTGCGATGAAAGACATTATTGCATCCTGTACGTTTGGCGAGGTCAACGCAGGAGGTTTAACATCCTTTGATCTGGAATACATTTTTATTAAAATCAGATCTAAGAGCGTTGGTGAAGAAGCTGAGATTGGTCTTCAATGTGATGCATGTGGCGAAACAAATCAAGTGGTTGTTAATCTCGATGACATTCCAGTTCCCGAGGTAAAACCCCTTCCAAAGAAAATACAATTAACGGAAACGGTTGGAATCGTACCACGCCACATCACAGTTGACAAACTTATCGGGATTTCCCAAGCCAGAAACGAAGGCGAAACAATTATAGCAACTCTTGCAGCTTCCATTGAAAGCATTTACGACGAAAAAAATGTTTATCCGGTGGACGAAGCCAGCGGTGCGGACATCACGGAATTCGTTGAAAGCCTTAATAAGGATCACATTGAAGAACTTGAAAAGGTTATTTCATCTGCTCCGGAAGTCAAACAAACCATTCACTTTACCTGCACCAAGTGCGGAGAAAAGAACACAACTACCCTGAGGGGTCTTCAGAATTTTTTCTAATATGCCTCTCTCATGAATCACTAACAAATTTATTTCAGACGAATTTTGCTATGGTGCAACATCATAATTACAGCCTAACAGAGCTGGAGAATATGATACCATGGGAGAGGGACATTTACGTATCACTTCTTTTAAATTGGCTTCAGGAACAAGAAAAAGAAGCAGCTAAAAACAATCATTAAACCACCACCAAATGAAAGAGAACGCAGACTTAAAAGGAGTTGTTAACAGCTTGAGAGCTGACTCCGCGGATCTAACGGACGAGGTTGTTAACCTCACTGAAATTTCTTCGGGTACAAATCAAAGCATTAAGAACCTTCTTTCGGTATTCACAAGAAACGCGACAACAACACAGGTGTCAAGTAAGAAAACCGAAAAGAAGTCTGCGCAGGCAGCTTTAAAAACCGAGCGCCAAACCGCTGAGGTTTCAGCGAGAGCCGAGCAAGCCAACGAAGAAGGTCAAGGAAATCTGGTTGGTGGATTTCAAACCCTTTCAAAAGAATTTGAAGTTGGGAACAAACTCCGAGCTGCTGGAGGCATGATAAGCCAAAAGCTTCTTAGTAACTCAACCCTTATGCTTTTTAATTCGATCCGGCAGTATGCTGGAGATCTGCGAGAGCGACGGGTCAAGCTCAAAGAGCAACGCGAGACCGAAGGAAGAACAACGGGATTCCTGGAGAACATCGCTTTGGTCGGAGGCATGAGCATCGACCGATTGGACACCCTACAAAGCGTTTTCGCCAAAGGTGCTATTGAACGGTCTGAGATGAAGTTTCAGAACAAGGAGATTATCTCGATCAATAAGGAAAGACAAAAACTAGCTTCGGAAACAAAAGAGGCTATTACCGGTGTTTTAAACGAGATCTCAGATCTTAAGAACCAATCTGAAAACGCTTCGGGAAAAACCCTGGACAATTTACGAAAGCAAATCCAATTAAAACAAGACGAGGTTCGGGAGAGAAGAGCCGCTGCTCGTTTAGAGCAAATCCGTTTAAAGGAGGCAGCTCAGGAAGCTAAAAAGAAAGCAGGTCTTGCGGGTGCTAAAAAGCCTGCTACCCCCCGACAACCCACAAATCTTCTTTCAAGAATACTTGATCCCATTGTTAATCTTATAAAAAGAAATCCTCTTATTGGAGGTGGTGGTCTTCTCGCCGTTGGAGGCATTATGATGACTGCTTTGAAAGGCTTTGGGACTAAGTTCATGAATGTTTTAAAATCATCAAAGGCTTTCTTTGCTCGCTCGGGTGCATTTCTCAGAGGTGCTGGAAAACTCCTTGGAAGATTGGCTGGCCCAGTTTATCTCGCGATCGAAGCGGTGATTGCACTATTCACCGGATTCAAAGAAGCATTTCAAGGCGAAGGAAATTTCCTGGAAAAAACAATCAAAGGACTTTTCTTTAGTGCAAGAAACCTTGTTGCCAATGTTATCGGAGGAACAATCGATGCGCTTAAAAGCGTTTTTGTATTTGTTGCTGAACTCTTTGGAGGTGATTCCGAAGATGGATGGCTCAAGGCAGTTAAAGACTTTAGCTTAAAGGATATGATAATGGATTTCTACGATGTTATCGCAGAGCCATTTCGATTTGCCAAAGATCTATTTAGCAAAGGTCTTCTTGGAGCAAGTAAAGCTGCAAAAGAACGTCTCGCCCAAAAGGCTGAGGACGGAAATGCCTCCGCTGGCCTAGCTACCAAACTGATTGATAAAACAGAATCCGCGGGATCAGTGGTCGGAGGAGTTTTAGGTCGAGCAGCTTCCTTCTTGGGAATTAAAAAGCCCGAAAACAAAACAGGAGCAGAGGTTGATGCACTATCGAAAAAGGCCAGCTCAGGTGTTCAGATCAACGTTCAAAACAACAACGGAGGAAACATCAGCAACAACGTATCGACAAGCCAAAGCACATCGATTCCAGCTGCCGCTCCGATCGTAACTGGCTCCGCAATGGGAAGCGCTTACTAAGGTCAAGTAAGAAGTTTAATTCCGAGAGACTTGATAATATCCTCGTGCCAAACCTGAAACACCCATCCACGATCTGCGGAGTACTCGGTAGCAGCTTCCCATTTACTGGTGTTTTTAACGTACGTCATAACCTCCCGAATGTATTTCTTTGTTTTACGGCTTCGTGGTTTAGGTTCTACGGTTTGACTTTTTGGCTTGATTTCAATAAGATACCTTTTGCCATCTGCGAATTCTATAAAGAGATCTACAAAGTATCGATGCGCTTTGCCGTCTGTTCTGCAGCGGTATGGTATAACAACCTCTTCGGAGTTCCAGCGAACAACGGAGGCGTTTTCATCACACCAACGGAACACCTGACGCTCCCAAAGACTGCGATATTTTATTGCGGAAACATCACCTTGATATTTCTCCCGGTTTTTTGGCTTAAAGGATCCACTGTAATATTTCATATCTAATGTTATTTATTTATTTTAT